GTCGAAAGACTCGTCGGCCCCCACTGGGCCAAAGGCTTGGCGGCGAAGAGAAAAGCTACTCTGGTTTCTGACCAGAATGGCTGTTTCGAAACGCCAAGAGGGCGGGGAGGAACCCTGGCTACTGCAGTGGATGAGTACGCTGATGATCCTTATTCTATGCGTATTGGCGTCGCCAAGACGAAGGGTAAGTTTCGTGTGGTAACCAATCAGACGGCCAGGGTCAAGGAGGTATTGGAGCCGGTACAGGAATGCCTATACGATTTTCTGTCCCGCAGAAAGTGGCTGGTTCGCGGTGACTTTGGCGTTGAGCACGTCACACCGATCGTGAAAGACCGTCGCGAGGGAGAGTACTTTATTAGTGGTGACTATCGTGCAGCCACTAACAATGTGCCACCTGTGGTTTCATACACAGTGGCCAAGGTACTCGCAAAATCTCCTTATCTCTCTAGTGAGGAGAGAGAGTTACTGGTGGGCAGCTTTGATCCGGAGAATCTCCACTGGGTGTCTAGGAGTGGGGTGTCTCACCCTATTCTCCGCGGACAGATGATGGGTAGCAGAATGTCGTTTCCGATGCTCTGCTTACTCAACAAAGCCTGCTTCGACATTGTCAGTACTCTTAGGCGCAGGCGGACCCGCGTGCGAGATTATCGGCGCGTCATAATCAACGGCGACGACATTGCCTTTTCAGGCGATGACGCTGCTTATGAGGACTGGCGTGCTGTGACGTCTCATTACGGGCTTGTTGTCAATGAGGAGAAGACGGGGAGGTCAGATCGTTTTATCGAGCTGAACTCTAGGTCTTACGACGTCAAGAAAGGAAGGCTTCTTTCGAAGCCTGTCCTTTCCGTCATGGCCGCTCCTGTCGACGACTCCTGCTACCTCACTAGACTTTGGGACGGTTTGAGGACCCTTTCACCGGGTACTCTTAGGTGGGCGATTATAGTGTCTCGACACTATATTCAACGGACAGGTGTTACACTGTCGTCTGTCCCACGCCGTCTCGCAAAGACCCTCCTCAAGGAGCGCTGGTTCCGTACGGCGCTCTTCGTACAGCCTCGTGTGGAGGTGAAGGGAGTACTTCGTGCATGGCCTGTCGTGTCCAAAGACGTGAGGCCGCCAGATGCACTACTCCGCTCCTATAACCACTTGGCGGACCGGTTGTTGGCAGAGGGTGTCACCATCGCTAGGGGCCTTAAGGCCCCCCCTATGGTTCGTACACTCTTGCCTCTCGGTGCCGAGGCTCGTCCTCCGATCGGTGTCGTCAGATTCATCTCTCGATGGAAATGGCGTTGGCCGCAACCGCTTTGGCGGTTGTGGGTCGATCGTGACTGGCCCTTAGTTCCGCTTCGGAACGCCTTGTGGGAGACAGACCACTCACATCTCGCAAGAGAGGTGAAGGCTCATCTTTCCGCACCGGGCTTCGGCCCTACCCCTTCGTTACTCTCCGACTTTGTCCCATGTTCCGACGGTGTTCTCCGTGGGTATGGTTAGGATCGGTGTAGAGCTCGAA